AATTAATATCGTAACAGCCACAGGCGTAGTGACAGGGTTACCTAATCAATCAAGAGCAAACTTATCCGGAACAACAAACGGTGCAGGAACAGATGCTAGATTTACTATAACCATTTCATCAGGATCAATAACCGGAGTTACAGTAGACGCCCAAGGACAATCGTATCTTGCAGGCGATACTATAACAATACTAGGAACAGCGTTTACAGGGGGAGCAACGCCCGTAAATGATGTAACAGTTACAGTAGGTGCTCAAATTAAAGACGGATATGAAATATCAACAGGTGGCGGCGCTGAAGTAGATGTCGATCTTATGGAAGATCTTAGTGACGTATATAGCCTTATGCTTGGCTAATTTTTCCTTTTGGCTAAATACTATTGTTAACGTGGACCGACGTTAATCTTTTACTGTGGTCAACTCGCAATGTAAGGTAGTTGGAGGGACAGGATCCCCGTGTATAAGGAGAGCAAATGGCGATTGGTCGTATAAGTGGTCCGCTCTTAAAAGCAAATCTAATCCGTAATGGTGTAGATTTAACTTTTAGAAATGGAGCAGCAGACCCAGATATTTTGTATGTTGATGTAAACAATGCTCGCATTGGTGTCAACAATTCAGCGCCTACAACTGACTTACACGTAACAGGATCCACCAGAACAACAACACTCACAGTAGACAATCAAGTTGATGTTGGTAATTTACACATTACTGGCAATACAATTTCCAGTGATTTAGACACAATTAGTTTTGTTCCTTCAGGAGCAGACCCAGTTATCTATCACTCAAGATTACAAGTAGATGATTTAGAAATAGAAGGAAATACTATCTCAACTACTAATTCAAACGCCACTCTTGAACTTCGTCCTAACGGAACAGGAACACTAGAAGTTTTTGCTTCAACTAATATTGACGGTGATTTATATGTGAGCGGAAATATAAATGCAGATGGAAATGTTACTATAGGCGGCAACATCACAATAGGTGATGATATTACTGACACGATTCAAATTAATGCTGCAATTAAAAGTGATTTAATTCCAGAACAAGATAATACATACAATTTAGGAAGTCCGACATTTAGATGGAAGGAATTATTTGTTAACAATGTAGTTGCAGATAGTTTAACTTTAAACACTATGGATGTTGGAAACTTAATGTTTCGTGATAATGAAATCACAACTACTACAGGCGAAGATTTATATATCGACGGCAACGGAACCGGCGGTGTAAGACTAGGTAATTTTAAAATAACTGGAAACGTAATTGAGAATGTATCTAATAATGCAATTACACAAATTTTGCAGACAGGCACAGGTTATTTTAAAATTGATACAACTAACGGATTTGTTCCTCCAAGAGGAACTGATGCAGAAAGACCAAGTGGATATGCAGTGCTTGGGATGACAAGATATAATACAACTTCAAAAGCAATTGAAGTGTGGGACGGAGCAGCATGGAGTTCACCAGCAGGTGCATCTGGTGCGGTTTCAGAAATTGTAGCGAATGATATTGCAGCATCATTTGCGTTAATGTTAGGATAAAAAAGATATGCCAACGGTATTTAAACAGGACGTAGTAACAGGAGTAGGAACAACACCAACTGATATCTTACAGGTAGGTGCTGGTGTTAGAGCAACTGTTGTTGGATGCAATTTATCAAATACATCAGATTACGATATGGTAATTTGTAATTTGTATGTAATTGATGAAAATTCCACGCAAGGAAACTATGCAAGACAAGTTCCGGTTCCTCCTGGATCTAGTGCAAAAGTTATTACCAATGGCGAAAGATTAATATTGCCTGCAACGGCAGGATTAAGATTAGAAACAGATACTGATGACAGTATTGATGTCACAGTAAGTTACGTGGAGATATCATAAAATGTCTACTTATTACTTTGGACAGAATCCAGAAAATGCACTAGGTGATAGTCCTAGGTATCTATATCTTATTAGAAGAAATGACGACGGTGAAGTTTTTTTAAGAAGGGTAGACAACATTGTTGATAAGGATAGCGTTGATATAAATTTACCGGGAGAACCTTCAGAAACATTTGAAGACTTTGAACCGGGAATTGATTATTTTGAAGGTATCAAAGCAGATCACGAAAAAGAATATGAAAATATGTATTATACACAATATAGATGGGATAATAGAAGTATTCTGTATTACGTAGATGACGAAGGAATGTTGGTTCAACGAATCAATCAAAATTATACATACCCTCAAGGAAATTCAAGTAATGGATAAAGAAAATGGCTGAATATAAGATTAGTAGAATTAGATATACTTGGAAAGGAGACTGGCAAACCACCACTGCTTATAACAAGGATGATGTTGTAAAATACGGAGGTTCGACTTGGATCTGTGTTAGACAACATACAGCCAGTGCTTTTTTAACTGATCAAGAATATCTTGCTAATCCTAGTGACAGCGAGTTTACACCATCATGGATAAGAATGACCGATGGTAGAGCATTTCGAGGTAACTGGGCACAATCTACTGCATATGCACAAGGTGACCTTGTATTATACGGCGGCGTTCTTTACATAATAAACGAAGAGCATACTTCGTCATCTACATTTTTAGCCAACGCAACTAAGACAGCAGATTATGTTTCTTTATATTCTTGGAGAGAAGCATGGGCAGTAAACACTAGATACGGTGTTGGAGACGTTATTCAATACAACGGTATTGTTTATAAATGTATAGTTGAACACACATCAGGAACTGTTATTCAGGGAATTGAAGTCGGAAATAATGATTCTGAAGACGATAGTTTAGGCGAACATTGGGAAGTAGTTTATGAAGGCATAGATTATGTAGGCAACTGGAGCGCCGGAATAACATATAGAAAAAATGATTTAGTTAAGTATGGAGGCTCAATATTCAGAGTCACTGGTAATCATACATCGTCGGCAAATATTGAAATAGCAAATTTTGTTATTGAATTTCCAGGAAACAGTTTTAATGATTCTTGGAACGAATTAGTTTATTATGCAGAAGGAGATGTGGTAAGGCATGGCGGATACACTTATAGAGCAAATATAACTAACATTGGCGATAATCCTGCTCTATCATTATACAGTGATCCACTACCTGCTCCGGAATGGTCCGTATTAGTTAAAGCAACTAATTTAAGAGGTGATTGGTCCGCTTCGGAATCATACAAGACTGGAGATTTAGTAAGAAGAGGTGGAAATCTCTATACAGCATTGCTAGATACTGAGATTACTGCTGATGGATCAACATTAGATTATCTAGACGCTTCAAACTGGGAATTAGCAGTCAAGGGTATTGACTGGAAATCATCATGGAACATAGACAGAGAGTATGAGATAGGCGATTTAGTTGATTTTATCGGAAGTGTTTATAGAAATAATACTACACACACATCAAGCAATGATAATTATCCAGGAGACAACGGTTCTGGTTTTACTTTTTGGGATCTAGTTTTACTTGCAGGCGACAATGTTGGATTAAGAAATAAGGGAGATTTGTTAACATACGATCTTTCAAGAGGATTAGCAGGAGATACCAGCACATTTGGACCAACTAACATTCCAATAGGTCAAGAAGATCAAGTTGTCCAGGTAGATGCAGAAGGAAGCGTAGGTTACAATACATGGGGTAATGTTGCAAAATTTGTCTATGTAGCACCTAATGGAGTTGATGACGAAACAGATGCTAACAGAGGTATTAATCCTTTCAAACCATTTAAGACAATTAGATTTGCTTGCGAGCATGTAGAAGCAAGAGAAGATAGTAATTTTACAAAAATATCAGTAGCCGCAGGTGAGTATAAAGAAGTATTACCGATTGTAATTCCAGCAGGAACAGCGGTCCAAGGTGTAGAATTACGTTCAACAATCGTAAAACCAAATGATTCATTGTATGCAACATCGGACAGACTGATAAGAATAGCGGCACTTAATAGATTTAGCGGTATTATTCAAAATGTTTTAAGTTTAACTCCTATAACTAGGACTCCTGGAAACACAGAAACACAAAATGTTTCTACCGAAGGGTTAGCGGATATATCATTTGATCCAAAGCAGTATGTAGGCGGCGACGATATTTCTGGTGCTGAAATCTTTGATGATTACGTTAGTGCTGGAACTGCAACATCAATTCAAAGTAAAATTACTGAGATAATTTCTTTCATTAACTTTAGAATAGATTCGTCTGGAGTTGATCCTACTCTTTCGGGATCAAATACGGCAACAACATCGGATATGATTGCTAATGCTCGTTTAATAATGCAAAGAAACAGAACTTTCTTAGCAACAGAAGTAGAAAAATATATTTCAGTAACATATCCAGAATACACAGATGAATTGTGTGCTAAAATTTTAGCAGACATGCTTAAATTAGTAGATGCATTTAGATATGACATCTATTATACAGGAAATTATAGATCACTTCGAGAAGCAAAAAGATACACCAATTCGGTTTTAGGAAGTAAATTGGATGACATGTTCTATTGTAGAAATTCAACTGGTCTTAGAGACATGACAGTAAGAGGACTAAACGGAACACTAAACCCGCCAAATGTTTTTGAACTTTATAGAAGACCAACAGGCGGATCATTTGTTTCACTTGATCCAGGTTGGGGACCAGACGATAACAAAACATGGATAACTACACGTTCGCCATACGTTCAGAATGTAACTACATTTGGTGATAATTGTGTGGGACAAAAAATTGATGGATCCTTACATAACGGTGGAAATAAATCAATAGTATCAAATGACTTTACACAGGTAATTAGTGATGGAGTTGGTGCTTGGGTTTTAAATAACGGTAGAGCTGAACTAGTATCAGTGTTTACTTACTATGCACAGATTGGTATGTTTGCTGAACGCGGTGGTGTAATTAGAGCAACCAACGGTAACTCATCTTATGGTGATTATGGTTCAGTTGCTGACGGTAATGACCCTACTGAATCTCCTAGATTTGCTGAAGTTAATAACAGAGTTGAACAAGCCGAAGTAGCATCAGCATTTGCTGGCGAAGTTAATGATGAAATCCTTATATTAGAATATAATCATGCAGGTGAAAACTATTCGTTCGCTTCATACTCATTCCAAGGTGCGGGTGTTAATGCTTCGGTAGTTCATGAAGAAATAAGGGATGACTCGGTTTTTCAGGCTTTGGTTAAAAATGCTCCTGGAGATTCAGGAGGAACTGAAGGTGCTGGCGGATATTCAAACATAGGTAACAACGCACAGTTAGGAACACTTACTACCTTAACTCTTGCAACTAATGATAATAGCACCGAAGCACAATTATTAGGATTAAGATTGCTAATTACTTCCGGGCAGGGTGCAGGACAATATGGATATGTAGATTCATATAATCCAATAACCTTAGTAGTTAATGTTTTAAGAGAATCAGATGGTAAGCCAGGTTGGGATCACGTAATTCCAGGAACACCGATACGTGAACGATTATTCACAGACAACACTTATAGATTCGAACCAAGACCAGTATTTTCTGATCCAGGATTTGTTGCTAGTGATATTACACTGCCAGTTACACAGGCTTGGAACGATATAGTATATGGCGAAACTGAAGAAGTGTATAATAACATAGCAGGATCTGCAGGAACTGGAGAAGTTATAGGAGTTACACCAGTTCCAGCAACTTTTGATATTGTAAAAGTAGGAAGAAAGTATACAGTTGCAATAGATGAAAAAGGTGCTGGGTATGAAGCAGGCCAGATCATTACAATTAATGGATCGGTTTTAGGCGGTGTTGACACTGAACATGATATTATAATAACGGTCAGAACTGTTTCTGATGATAGCACCAACTCTATTACATCTTTTGATTTTGAAGGAACAGGAAATAGTGGAAAATTTGTGGCATTACCACTAACCAGTAACACACTTGCATATTCTTCTGATGCAGAAACTTGGGATACTTCTTTACTTGCTGGCAACGGGATACATCATGGCGCTGCTGGTAATAATAGATTTGTTGCAATAAGAAAGGCATCTGATAGTGTTGCTTATTCACTAAACGGCAGCACTTGGACTACTAGAACACTTCCAGTTTCAGGACAATGGACAGGAATAACACATGGAAATTTAGGCGGCACCTACGGCACAAGAGGAGTGTTCCTTGCTGTGGCAGAAGATGGAGACAAAGCAGTTTATAGCAGAGACGGCGGAATAACTTGGACACAAACAACATTGCCAGATATCGGTGATAGCTCATTCAACCAATGGATCGGTGTTGCATATGGTAAAGGAAAATTTGTAGCAGTTGCTAATAGTGGAAATTTTGCAGCAATTGGCGAATACAATTATGTTACTGACGTATGGACTTGGTCAACAACTATCATGGATGTTATTGCTGACAGTTCTGTTAAGGACTGGCAATCAATTGCATACGGTAACAACAGATGGGTAGTAGTTTCAAGCACTGGCGATGTTGGATATAGTCTTGATGCGCAAGATTGGTTTGGTGCAACAATGCCTTCGCAGGACGGATCAACTGCACACTTTTGGAAACAAATAAGATATGGACAGGGTGTATTCTTTGCTGTTGGATCAACCGGAAGTAGAGAAGTAGGAGCAGACTTACTTGCAGAAGAATCAACATTTGCCGCAACATCATATGGTGGTGATTATTGGACCGAACGACAGTTTGAATCTGCACAAAATTATGGAGCGATAGGCTTTGGAAATCCTGACATAACACTAGGTGACTCAACAACCCAATCAAATAGCACAGGAACTTGGGTAGCACTTACTGAAGGTTCGACAAACGTTGGGCAGAAAGTTTACACAGGATGTAAAACTAGAGGAAGAATTATCACAGAAGGCGGAAACATAAAAACAGTTAGATTATGGGAACCAGGAAGCGGTTACAGATCTTCTGGACCAACTCTAGAAATTATTGATCCAAAAAACACATCAGACGCATATGTTGAAATGCGAACGGGAGATGCTGTATTGGCACAGCCTGGGTGGATTAATAGAGGAGTTGGGTATAGAACAAGTTCGACCACTGTTGAAGTTTTAGGAGACGGATTTGCTGACATACTACCAAACGGTCAAAATCTTAGTATTAGCGGGCTAGAATTAATTCCTGGTCCGGGTGCTCAATTTAGATTTAGAGGAGATACCGTTAACTTTTACACAGTTCAATCAGTTGTAAATGAAGCATTTGATCCAGCACTAGATGGAACATTGACTGCAACCTTTAGAGTAACACCTAAATTAACACTTAATGATTTCCTAGAACATACATCTCAAGTAGAAATTAGAGAAAGATATTCACAGGTTAGAATTACAGGGCATGACTTCCTTGATGTAGGAACGGGTAACTTTGCTGAAACTAACTATCCTGCTATCTATGCCGATGGAGCAGCATTTACATATGCTCCTGAAAATGAAGTTTATGAGACAGCCGGCGGCAGAGTATTTTATGTATCAACCGACCAAAGCGGTAACTTCCGTTGCGGTGAATTATTTGCTGTTGAACAGGCTACAGGTATTGTAACAATTAGTGCGGACTTCTTTGACTTCCAAGGGTTAACTGAATTAGCATTGGGCGGTGTAAGATTAGGCGGCTCTGGTGCAGTTGTTAGAGAATTTTCAACAGATCCTCTGTTTACCCAGGACAGTAATAATGTTGTTCCAACACAGAGAGCAATTGCATCATATTTACAGAACAGGTTGAACGTTGGTGGATCAGATTTACTTACAGCGAGCTTTATTGCAGGAACTGTAAAAGTGGGTCCTGGAGAAATTTCAAATGTAGCAGGACTAGAAGTTACTTTCCCTAAATTAATGAAATTTGAAGGTGAAGAATCTGGAATAAGTGGTAGTATGATAGCCCAAACAATGTTCTTTAGATCATTTGACCAATAAGGAGTGACTATGAGTAATTTGCATAAATATAACATAACAAACGGAAAAGAAAATGGCAGAGTTTAAACTAGGTAGAATTAGATTTGTTTGGAAGGACAATTGGTCTGCATCCACACAGTATTACATTGATGATGTGATTAGATATGGTGGCCGCACATATATTTGTGCTGTTTCACACGTTTCTGATAATGATTTTTATGTAGATTTAACTTATTCTCCTACTAGATGGGATCAAATGAGTGATGGCCAGGAATGGAAGGGAGACTGGACAGCATCAACATTTTACAAACAAAACGATGTCGTAAAATACGGCGGACTAGTTTATCTTGCTAACACTTCTCATACTTCAAATGCAAGTTTAGGCACCGGTGCAGCAGGAGCAGAAGCAGCAACAGGATTAGAAGCAGATCAAGCAAAATGGGATTTGTATGCCGAAGGATTTGACTGGAAAGAAGATTGGTCTATACTAACTAGATACAAAGTAAACGATTTAGTAAGATACGGCGGCTATACTTATGTTGCCAAGATAGGACACACATCAGCAGCCTCAATAGCAGACGGCCTAGAGTCTCAGCCTAGTTATTGGCATACTTTTAATCCTGGAATTGAATACAAAAATAATTGGATTGATGGCACTAGATATAAAGTTAATGATGTTGTAAAAAGAGGTGCAGGTCTATGGATTTGTATTTTAGCACACACATCTACTGCTGATTTTGCAGCAGATACTACATCAGGATATTGGAGTCAGTTTGTAGAAGGTTTCGAATATGAAGGTGACCATGATGCTGCTACATTATACCAAATTGGTGATATCGTAACATATGGTGGTAATCAGTATGTTGCAAAAACAAATCACACAGGAACTACTCCAACCACAAGTGGACAAACTGATTGGGATTTATTATCCGAAGGCATAGATTGGCAGAACGAATGGACTAATTCTACTTCGTATAAAATAGGACAAGTTGTAAGCCTGAGAGGCTATACATATATTTGTATTGCTGATAGTCCTAGTGCTTCGATAACTGTCACTGCAACAGACGGTCCGAGCAAGATCTTTACTGCTGACGATACAGCAGATTTATCTATAGGGATGTCAATACAGTTTACAGGAACATCTTTTGGTAATATTTCTACCGATGCAACTTACTATGTTACATCTATAGATAGTGCAACGACATTTAAGATAAGCACGACTTTAGGCGGAACTGACTTTACGCCAACAACAGCCACAGGATCACTAACTGCTGTCGCAGCGGTTCTACCACCAAACGCATCCAATTGGAACAGATTAAACAGTGGTATTGCTTGGCAAGGCACATGGACGGATGATGCAGAATATAGACTTGGCGATGCTGTAAGATTTGGCGATAACGCATATATTTGTATACAAAATCACCGTTCGGAAGCAGATGATGGATCAACAATCGGCGAACAAGGCGGCGGCGCAGAAAATTCAAGACCAGATCAAGATACAGCAGGAAATTACTGGAATGTTCTTTCAATAGGAAACGACACTTCTGTATTATCTACAAGAGGTGACTTAGTTTATTATTCAGGATCAGGACCTACAAGATTACCGATTGGTAAAACTGGACAAGTTTTAATTTCAGATGGGGAATTACCTACGTGGACTGCTCTTGGTCAAGTTGATCAAGTTTATTATGTTGCACCACATGGAGTTGATCTTCCTAATCCAGATTATGGTTCTACACTTGATAGACCTTTTAAAACTATTAGATACGCATGTGAGCAAGTTGAACAAGGTCCAAGAAATCCTAATGCACAACGCTTATTAGAAATGAACAGAGCCTTCTTACAGAGAGAAGTTTCAAGTTATCTAGAATACCAAGTCGATAACGCAGCAGGCGGAAGTATTTGGGAAAACTTTGATTATGACGAATATAAATGTGAAAGAGATCTTGGATATACTATCGACAGACTAATTTGGGATTTAGGACACGGCGGTAACCTAAAAATAAGAGCAGCAGCACTTTCGTTTGTTAACGGATTTAGTGCAGATGGTGAATTTTCAGCAGCATCAGAAGATAAAGTTTACGGCGGCGCAGGATTGGCGGCAGAAGCAGAACAGTCAGTTGCAGCATATACATATCTAGAAACAATTATCGGTAGTGTATTAGCAAACACAGCACCAGCAACTGCATATCAAAATGCAGATGATTCTAGTGCAGTAGCAGCACAATACATTGATGAGGATTATACAACTGAAGCAGGTGTAACAACTACTGTTGGAACACTATTGAAGATTATAACAGACACAATTACAGCAGGCGACACAAGTAAAATTCCAGAAAGAGTTGTTCCAAATGTTGTAATTAATGTTAAAGCAGGAAGTTATAAAGAAGTATTACCTATCATTGTTCCAGCAGAAACAGTAATCTTAGGGGATGAAGTTCGTTCAACTAATGTTGCAGCAGCAAAAGCAAGTGATAGAACAACTGATATAAGCGATTCTTTCTATACAATTGACACATTTGAAAGATTAAGTGCAATCATTGGTGACGTAGTTTCTGGAACAGCAGTTACACCAACACCTGGTAATACAACAGCACAAGATCAAACTTGGCCAGTTGCAGATGATTCAGAAACGTCAGTTGAAACAATAAAACTTGTTGATGTAATGAAAGAACAAGTTGATTCTAGACTTGGCACTAAACATACAACTAATTTAACTGAGCCTGTAGGATACAATACTTCATACTTGGTAGGATACGGAACTGCAAAGAAAAATATTCTTGAAAATAAAAAATTCTTCCAGGAAGAAGTTGCCCAGTATATAACAAATAACTATCCTACTCTAAAATATAATAAAACAAAGTGTAAACAGGACGTTGGATTTATTATTGATGCACTAAGTTATGACTTAACATATGGTGGACATTTTCAAACTCTTAATGCTGCGAAAGCATATTGGGATGGAAACAGTTCAGTAAGTGCTCTTTCAGCATCCACTGTAACAGAAACTATTGCAGCATACGAATTCTTAAAAACTACTCTAGGAAATGTTGTAAGAGATCTTGCACCGCCTGCACTACAAGATACTATTCCACAATTTAGAAATGCGGATGCAGGTGCAGCAGCAAGAACTTTTGTTGAAGATACTTTCCAAATAGTTCTTAATACAATAGCAGGTGATTCAACAGGTGCAGATCTACCAAACACAACTGTATCTTCAATATCATCAAATGTTATAACCACATTAGCAGATCATGGATTACAAGTTGGAGATTCTTTTATTCCTTTGGAAACTGATAAGAACTTAGTAAAGGATACAAAATATTGGGTGGCTAGTATTCCAGCAACTGATGAATTAACAATTAGTGAGACATTTGGCGGATCTACATTTACACTACTTGACGGCAGTGGATTAAGTATTCCGGCACATAAAGAAGACTATCCAGCAGTAACAGACGGTGTAAGTTCAACAACAGCACTTATTACCGCTGCAGAGACCTTAGATGCGCAGCAAGAGGCATTAGTTACACTAGTCGACAGTTATATTTCAACAGAATATCCTGATTTAGTATACAACGAAGCCAAGTGTAAGAGAGATACGAGATTAATTCTTGAAGCAGTAATGTTTGACTTTATGTTAGGTAATGCTGCGGCAAATGCAGACTCTACGAACTTTGCAACACACATTGCAGGACTATCATATTTAAGAAGCACAGCAAGTGACGTGTATACACTAGGACAAAAAGCAGCAACAAGAGCTTCATACAAATATTTGGCTGGAGTTATTGCAGGAGACACAGCAACATACTTAAACAGTGATGCTACAGCAGCAGCAAGAGTTGAGTTACTAATGGATAAATTAGATACAATTTTCTTTGGTGCTACTAATGAAGGTAATGTATGTGCAACTGAACTTCGTGTTAGAGATTATGCTAGATTAAAATTAGAACAAAATAGAACATTCATTCAGGATGAAATTGCAGCATACATTGACGGAACGTTTAGTGACACTGCTACTAACACAACTGTGACAACTAATGTAATTACCATTACTGACACTAGTTGGTTAAAAAGAAATACAGCAATTAAATTTACAGGAACCGGCTTCGGCGGCGTAGAAGTAGATACAACATATTATGTTCAAGATGTTGTTAGTGCAACTACATTCACTATAGGAACTACTAGATATGCAACTACAGCGGTTACACTTACAACAGCAACTGGCAGCATGGGGCTTGAACTAGTATATGATAGTGCATTGTGTGCTAGAGATGTTGGAACATACATTGATGCATTAAAATGGGATCTACAATGGACTTCAAATTATAGATCAAGATATGTTGCAAGATACTATGCTAACGCAGTTCTCGGATCACAAGAAGAAGACTTTTATTACCTACGCAACGGAACTGGTATTAGAAATCAAACAATGGACGGCTTGAACGGTAGTCTATTACCTGAAAATGCATACGGAACTTCAAGGGTATCAGCAGGCGCTTACTGCTCGTTGGATCCAGGTTGGGGACCAGCAGACTTTAGAACTTGGATTGTAGCACGTTCACCTTATGTGCAGAACAACACTACATTTGGTTATGCAGCAATAGGACAAAAAATTGACGGTGCACTACACGACGGCGGTAACGATTCGATTGTGTCAAATGACTTTACGCAGGTTATAAGTGACGGTATCGGTGCTTGGGTAGCAAATAACGGTAGAGCTGAACTAGTATCAGTGTTTACATACTACTCACACGTTGGTTACTTGGCAACCGAAGGCGGTAGAATCAGAGGAACTAATGGTAATAACTCATACGGTGACTTTGGTTCAGTAGCGGAAGGATTTGACGGATCAGAAACACCAAATACTGCAATAGTAGATAATCAACTACAGTATAAAGCAACTGTAGATAGTGCAACAACTGACGGCGAAAACGAATTCTTACAATTTGAATACGGAAATGCAGGTATAGAATATACTGACATAAATTGGGGACTATTTGGAGCAGGTGTTAATGCTGCTGCTGAACAGGACAAAGAATTTAGAGATGACGGAGCATTTACCGTAAGATTATTGGATAATGTTGACGATTCAACAACTGCTCCTGAAGCAGAAGGAAACTTTGGAGGATTTGGATACATTACAAATTCAAACACTTCACAGGGTGGAACAACAACACAGATTACGCTCGCTGCAACAGATAGTGAAACTAGTTTAGCATATGTAGGTATGAGAGTATATCTAACAGCAGGAACAGGTGTAGGACAGGTAGGAACCATTGCTACTTATAATTCAGGAACTAAAATTGCAACAGTTACTAAACCATCAGACGGCACTGCTGGATGGGATCATATAGTAGCAGGAAGAACTATTGTTGCACCTGATGCTTCAACAACATATACAGTTGAACCGAGAGTGTCATTTACGGCACCACCATTCTCAACAACGGCTAAAACTTTAACAACGACAACTACTTGGGCAGACATTACATATTCTGGTATAACTGAAAGTTTTGAAAATACATCTCAAGGAACAACAAGCGGAAATGGAACTGGTGCAACATTTGATATTACTAAGAGAGGCACAAAATATCTTGTAAGATTAGACGCTGGTGGAACTGGATATGCTAGACTTGACACCATTACTATTGATGGATCTAATCTAGGCGGAATAACATCCACTAATGACATTGATATAACGATTACTAGTATAAATTCCGCGACTGGGGCAATACTAGCATTTGATCAGTCAGGAGTTGGCGCAGGCGGAAACTTTGTTGCATTACCTAGTGCAAGCGGAAACACTGTAAACTACAGTGTAGATGGAACTACATGGGCAGCAGCAACTACATTGCCAGTTTCCACTACATGGACATCACTAGCAGGCGGAAGATTAACACTAACTGAAACTGCTGGAGAATTTGTTACAGGAAGATCATACACAATTGTAAACACTGGAGATACTCCTTGGTCAGCAATTGGATCAAGTTCAATTGTTGCAGGCACAGTATTTGTTGCAACAGGCGTTGGAACATTTACATCAACTGCTGGAACAGCAACTCCTAATGCTGAAAGAATTATAGCAATTGCTGGCGGATCAGGAATTGATGACACTACATTCTCAGAAGATGGCGGTGTAACGTGGACAGCAGGAGGAAACCTACCATCTACAGGATCATGGAGCGATGTAGGATATGGTGCTGGTAAATGGATGGCTGTTAAATCAGGATCAAATGAAGCAGCAATTACACTAGATGGCGGCGCAACATGGACAGCAACTGATGCATCATTACCAAGTTCAACTACTTGGGTTTCAGTAGCATACGGTGGCGGATATTGGGTAGCAGTTTCAGACACGGATGCTGTTGCATACTCTGCAGACAGCGGCGCAACATGGACAGCAGGTTCAGGGTTAAGTTCATCGCAATGGGGCAGCGTAACTTGGGGTAATAACAGATTTGTTGCTGTTTCATCCACAAACGGAACTCTTGCAGCATATTCATTAAATGGTGCTACGTGGGTAGAAACTACACTTCCATCAACAGGTGAATGGCAGCACGTTGAATATGGCCAAGGTGTATTCCTTGCAGTCACAGCAACAGCGGCTGCTGCAACATCACCGGATGGAATAACATGGACTGCTAGAACATTAAGCACAGCAGCAAACGGATTTACAGCCAGTGCTTTTGGTAATCCACAACAAACAGGAAGATTTATATCAATTGGTAGAACATCTACTGATATAGCAAGTGATACTAGAACGGGTGCAACAACACAAGCAAGAGCGTTTGTTGCAACAGAAAAAATATTTGCAATCAGAATCACGGAGCCTGGATCAGGATATACTTCAACCGCACCAACAATAACGATTACGGATCCCAACAATACATTTGAGGCTCCAACATCAGTTAGAATAGGTAAGGGATTATTAGGACAGCCAAGTTGGACCAATAGAGGAACAGGCTATGTGTCTGGTAGTGCTGCTGTTGATACAGGTGATGGATATGCAGACTTCTTCCAAAGCGGATCATTTATAGCAGTAAGAAGACTAACCAAAGTTCCACCAGTTGGATCAAACGTTGTATTTGGACATCTTCCGGCAAGAACATTTAAATTGGTTCAAGTATTATCATTATTAGGATCAAACGACGGATCATACACAGCATTCTTACAAGTGGCACCGGATGTAACTGTGTTTGACAGTCCAGTTAATGAGACTACTGTTACTATGAGAATTAGATATTCACAGGTTAGATTAACAGGACACGACTTCCTTGATATAGGAACGGGTAACTTTGCTGAAACTAACTACCCTGGAACTCCTACACAGAATCCAGTGCAGTTACAAGAAACACAAGAAAGTAATAGTGGTAGAGTATTCTATACATCCACTGACCAAGATGGTAACTTTAGAGTTGGTGAATTGTTTACAATTGAGCAGTCAACTGGTGTTGCAACATTGAATGCTGATGCATTTAATATTTCAGGACTGCAAGAACTATCACTGGGAGAAGTTACACTAGGTGGAAATTCAGCAAGTGTAACGGAGTTCTCAACAGATCCGTTCTTTACTGAAAATAGCGATAATATTGTTCCAACACAGAGAGCAATTAAATCCTTTATTAACTCACAAATTGGTGGCGGTGGTGCTGCACTTAACGTAAACAGTGTTACTGCTGGATTTATTTTGATTAATAACAATCAGATTACAACCACAACTGGAGCAGTTATTGAAATGAAGGCTACATTTAACTTCCAGGGCGGCGTAACAGGGTATCCGCTAGCATTTAACTACTTTTTGACATAAATAACATTGGAGAACAAATAAAATGGCAACAGGAATATTAGGAACAAAAGATTGTGCAGCAACAACGTATGAAGCGTTGTATACTGTGCCTGCTGATACTTTTAGTGTCGTTAGCATTAGTGTTTTAAACAGAACAGCCGCTAACAAAACCATTAGATTAGCAGTTACAGCAACAACACCACCAATTGCACCAAACAATGCTGAGTTTATAGAATATGAAGTTCAGTTATCACCAAATGGTGTATTAGAGAGAACGGGTTTAGTATTGGATGCTAATAAGAGTATTAGTGTTTATTCTAGCGACACTGGAGTTTCTGCTGTGGCAATGGGCATAGAAACAGCAACGGCGTAATTGATAATTAGGAAAAAATAAAATGGCAAGAAGAATAGCAACAGGAAGAGCGGGAGGTATCCTTACAGGGGGTATCCTTGTTGAAAAAGAAAATACTCTGACAGCCAGAGAAAATGATAACGTCAAGATTGAACCCAAAGGAACAGCCATTTTTGAAGTTGTTGGTAATCAGCAATTGAACAGTCAGGGTGATCTTAGATTTGCAGATTCTGATTCTAGTAACTGGGTTGCTTTCGAAGGTCCAGCGACTATTAGTTCTAATGTAACATGGACACTTCCAGATGCAGATGCAACAGAAGCAAATCAATCATTGGTATCAGATGGTGCAGGAACATTAAGTTGGGTAACAACAGGAGCCCAGATTACAGATAACACAGTGGATGCTACTGTAAACTATCCGATTTTTGGAACATCGACAACAGGAACATTGTTAAATGTTAGAACAAGTTCATCAAAATTAACATATACTCCATCAACAGGAACACTTGAATCCGATGCAATGATTGTAAACGGAACTATAGATGCTCTTAGAGAAGAAAATGCATACACTGCATCACACACATTTGTCGCAGCAGACCAATCAAAAGTAGTCAACATGAATAACAGTTCAGCTGCAACACTAACAGTTCCCAATGACACCACATACACTTTTCCAGTAGGAGCAATTATTTACTGCTATAGAAACGGCAGTGGAAATGTAACCTTTGCTGTAGAAGCCGGCGTAACAATTAACAAAGTTGGAACAATGGCACAATACGAAGAATTTTACATTAGAAAAAGAGCAGCCAACACTTGGGTAGTAATTGATGTTCCGAAAGCAGCAAGTGCATCGGGTGGATCTGTTGGTTCGGGCGGTGGAAATATAATTCATACATTTACCGGTAACGGTAATTTTGTGGTAGGATAATGAAAACAGGAGAAAATAACAATGCCATTTATTAATAGTATTAGAAAAAATTGGGAGGTTAAACATCCTGATTCAATACCAACATTAGAAAGATTTGACATCTCGGGCGGTGATCAAGTATTCACAGCAGGCGGATATAGAGTTCACATGTTTACCAACCCTGGTGAAAATGAACTAGTAATTAATTCATTACAAGATAAACAACCTGAAGGTGTGTTAGGCCTACAAGCATCTACACTTGATATTGAATACTTTGTTCTTGCAGGTGGCGGTGGCGGTGGCCTTTGCATGGGCGGCGGCGGCGGTGCCGGCGGCTATCAAACAGGTGCAAGCACAGCAGGCGCAGGATCAACTGCCGTATCAATCGGAAACGGTGGTCCTGGAAGTCCAAGTAGAGGAAGATCAGCATCTCAAAACGGCCAGCCATCAAGTTTTGGTGGGTTAACTTCCACTAGAGGTGGTGGTGGCGCAAGTTGGAGTGGTGGCGCTGGCCAACCTGGAGGAAGTTCAGGTGGTGGATCCACAAACGGAACAGGTGCTGGTTCAAGAACATCAGGCCAAGGTAATAATGCACACCCAGGCGCGGCAGGCGGTTGTGGTGGTTATAATCGTGGTGGCGGTGGTGGAGGAGCAGGCGGCTCAGCACCAGGTCAGAATGGCGGAAGTTCAGCAAGCAACAACTATAGTGGAGCATCAGTAGCATATGGTGGTGGTGGAGGCGGCGGTGCTAACGGCTGTAACTCATCAGGCGGTGGCGCAAATGCAGGTTCCGGAAGATCCAATAGCGGAAGAGGCGGCAGTGCTTCAGGAAATCGTGGTTCAGGCGGTGGTGGTGGTGGATATTCACCAGATGGCGCTGGCGGAGATGGTGGATCTGGAATTGTTATCATTAGATACGCTAGTTAATTAAGATCCAATATTATTAATCGGTAGTCGTTTGATGCTATAAATACTAGCATGAAACACCACTTAGACACTTTTTATTCAGTAGAACGATTTGCAAAGCACGATGACTTAAAGCATGAGTTGTTAAAATTACTCGACGTGGCCGAATATACAGATCAAGTATCATTAGATACTGAAACTAATATTTCTAAGACTGATTGGAATCACTGCAGAAATTTTAATACACGCAAATGGGTAGCATATCTGTGGAAGGATCTTATGAATCATGTTTTAGAACAATATAAATCATGCGGTTATAATTACTTTACAGTAAGTGAACTATGGTTTCAACAATACTATGAAAATAGCGAACACGGCTGGCACGTTCATGCTGATAATTTTACTAATGTATACTATGTAGAATTACCAAATTCAACACCAAAGACTAAAATAATAAGTCCATGGGATCAATCTACTGTAATTGAGCTTGATGTTAAAGAAGGAGATACTGTCTTCTTTCCTAGTTTTGTAATGCACAAAGCACCTCTCAATAAATCAACAGAAAGAAAAACAATAGTATCTTGGAATGCAGGAGTAGACATTCCTGATCAAAAATACGGAGAAATAAACAAAAATGCCTCAATTTAAATCTACATATAATATAATGATAAGACCAGATGAAGACGAAGTTTTTAATCCTGATTGGATGAATTCGGATAAACTTGTATTACCGCCAAAGACTAAATGGACATACGATAGAGAAATGGGAATTGACGATGTAGATATTTGGGAAGTAATGCACGAATCTAGCGGAGGAATAGGATTGTATGCATCATGGGCACCGTATGCAGAATTTTATTTGTTAACTACAGGCTGGCTGCCCATAAAGGAAGGCCAATGGGCAAATGATAAAATATTTGAAACTTATTATGGGCAAGGTGCTCAAAGAAAAGTTGTTAATAGAATAAAGCAACTGGGTCTTGAAAAACTAATAATACTTCCCGTTCACCAAACATGGGTTGATTCTGAAGATTTGTGGTTACATCAAAAGTCAACTAATTAAGTATTATTTAAAACTCTTCTTCTGATGATATATTTTCTTGTAGCCGCCTACAAAGTATTGTCTAATTTTTTCAACCATAGTTGATAAATTTTCATTGAATGGTTCAGTTTTCATTTCCCAAGCATCTCTCTTCATAGGAATCATATGCATGTATGGAGTTCCTTTAGGTATTATTCCTTCAAATCCTTTTCTAAAAAAGAAAGGATGATTAGTCACTTTTTCCATATAAAATTTATCATTATCAACTATTGCGGTTAGATTTAAAAATGGTAGATCAAAACTATTCCATGGTTGTGTATAAATCATGGACCATCCATCAGGAAGTTGTGGTATCCATGGCTGTTTCCAAGTAAATTCTTGATCGAAATAATTCGGAGGCGTTGGAAAAAACATTTTATCTTTTTTTCTATGGTCAATAATTCTAGGCTCTGAAGGATAGATATATTCAAAATCATCTTCCATAATTTTTACATGTAAATCAACCCAAGTTTCTTGCATGTATCCTGTGGTAAGAGAATCAATGAACGGAGGACATTGTTTTAGAGTTGCATTACCATCACCGTTCTCGTCTATTTCTAATTTGCCTGTAGAAAACATTGGAACTTTCTTAATCCATTCTGGCATATATGCTTTTGCTGGCTTCGGCGGCGGAATTAAAAGTTCAGCATCTTTCGATACCGGTCTAAAAATAATTTCTTTCATGATGTCTCCTCTGTTAGTGTTGCGTATGCACTAATGACATACCTTGATTTATTTTCACCTATTACAGAAACCGAATCGTTGTATGGAAAATCGTAATAAACATAATTCCAAGGCGGCGGCATTTCGTTACCCATTAGTGATTCTGTTCTTTTTATTAAATTGTCGCATTCATTATCATCAACGATATTATCTAAAATCATTACATTATTCATCATAATCCTTCCAGAAACTCGGTGTGGTCAACAGCATGCATTAATAATTTATCAATAGTTTCCTTGTATTCTGATGGTTTTGGAATTAGTTCTTCGTATCCACGCAGATTAACTTTATCATGGTTAATGCCTATACCATTTATTACCTGTAGATAACTGTAAAGTGCAAAATTTCCTGTGGTCTTAACATCACTAGTTTGGAAGAACCTTAGGTTATTTTCTTTAATATTGTCTAACATAGTTTGCAGTCTAGGAGGAATAGCATAATTGTGTTTAAAGTTTTTCCAAAATTTGCTTGTATTTCTTTTTGTCATATAATGAAGATACACAAAACTTAACGTATCATCCATATTGTTTCCTATAATTTCATTAAACAAGTCTAAACTTTTTTGATTAGGATTTTTTGTTTCATTTACAAAATGTCTAAAAGTTTCTAGTTGTTGTATGGTCAAAAACAGAGAAGTGGCTTCTAAAGGTTCCACAAAACTTGCACTTAACCCAACGGCCATACAGTTTTTTATCCATACGTTTTGATATCTGCCTGCTTCAAATGGTATTACTTTTCTAACAGTTAGATCTCTTTTAAAATAATCTTGCGCCTCATCAAGGGCTTGTTGTTCGTCAATATAATCACTATCAAAAATATAACCAGATCCTATTCTATGCTGTAACGGTATTTTCCATATCCATCCGTGCTCTAGTGCTATTGCAGATGTATAAGGATCAATTTTTTTATCCTGGTCAATCCAAAAAGGAATTCCTTTCTTCATAGGAAGGTGTTTTGAATATGAAATCCATCTTTCATTAAATACTTTATCTATAAGCAATCTTGCAAACCCAGAACAGTCAAAGATAAAATCAACATCAAACTTTATTCCATTAGTCAAGTTAATATTCTTAATATAACCTGTATCTGTTTTTTCCACATGACTGAAATCTCCAGTTACAATTTCAATACCTCTTTGCAATCCTACATTTTGCAAATATTCAGATAAAAGTTGTGCATCAAAGTGTAACGCATACTTGTGTCTATCTAAATCAACTAATTTTTCATATGATAATTTAGAAGTATAGATATATTCTTTGAAATCTAAATTATTCTGCATTAAATGTTTAAGATAATAGTCTTCGCATCCGGAATCAAAAATATTTTTGATATGAAAATTAGAAACTAAATCGCTAAACCCATGAAAATATTTCTCCCCATCTCCGTTCCAATTTTCAAAGGATATGCCATTTTTTATACTTCCTTTAGTTTT